TAATATGCCACTTCAAAAAACCAATTTGGTCATCGTCGCGTCGCAGATTCCGCCCGACTTCGAAGGGACGCCGCAGGAGTATTTCGCGGCAATCCTCGAACGGATGGACATCCAGTCCCCCGTCGGCACGAACTTTTTCGTCATCGGCGACGTGGAGCCCGCGAGCAACTCCGGTCCGTGGTTCAAAAACGGCACGAAGCTATACGTGTTCGACATCAACACGGGGCACTACGTCCCGCTGGACATCTCCGACTCGCTCAGCGCGTTCGCGTTCATCGGGCCGAACAACCCCGGGCAGCCCGGCACGAACGACCCGCTCATCTGGTTCCGCTCTGTCGGCAGCCGGCCCGTGGGCTGGTATGGCTGGGACGGAAACTCGTGGGAACCCGCCCCCAGCATCCCGAACAACGGCACCACGGCCAACCGGCCGTCGGACCCCATTGAACTCGAAACGTATTTCGACACGGACATCAACTGCCTGATTCATTGGGAACGGAATGCGTGGCGCACCGTCTCGGGGTCCCCGGGCGACGTCAAGGCCGTCACCGGCGACGTGCTGACGGTCGTCCTCACCCGCAACCCGGGCTGGTCGCTGCTCTACGACAACGACGAGTCCAAGCGCGGCCGAACCATCGCGCAAGCCGCCAAAGACTCCGGCAGCTCGCCGGAATCGGCGGTGTCCGTGCAGTCCGGCATCACGCAGCGCGCGGCCGGCGAGACCTTCGGCGAAGAGAACCACGTCCTGTCGTCGCTCGAAATCGAGCAGCACTCGCACATGATTGGGCACGCGTCGCTCCTGAACAGCACGCAGGCCAACATCGTTTTCTTCCGGGTGGAAGACGCGGACACGGAAATCCAGAGCGCCGGCATCCCGGTGCCGACGCCCCCGAACAGCCAGACCGCCCGCACGGGGCACTCGTCCCCGAACGGTAGCCAGACGGGGGTAACCCTCGGCCCGACCGGCACCCAGCTGATGACCAGCCGCCAGTTTACCTTGGAAAAGGCCCCGGGCTACACCGCGGCGGCGACGGGCCACAATACGGTCCAGCCGACGGTGTTCCTTTGGCACTTGACAAAGGACTGATTCGGAACACTTAATAGTAGATGACCGCAACCGAAAAAGTGACGACTTTGGTGAGGATAATCCCGGAAGGGATTTACCTGCTCCGCCCCCTGTTCCAGCGCTATTTTGACGAGGTCAAGTATCCCGGCCAGCTGGACATGCGGACACTGTCCCGCCTCTGGTCTTCGCTCATCTCGCGGAATTGTGGAACGATAGCGGCGGCGAACTGGTTCATCGGCTCAGGTGGACCGGAGGGGCTTGTGGGGACGAACTACTGCCCCGACACGTTCAACGGTGAGATGACCGCTACCATGACTTTTCTCTACGTGGTTCCGGAGGCCCGCGGAAAAGGCTTGTGCCGCGCGCTGTTGAACTTCGCGGAGGAAGACGCCCGGCAGCACGGCTGCACGAGCATCGTCCATGGGCACATGTTCACGGTGGACGAAGACGGCGGGAAGGCAATTTTTAAGAAGCGCGGCTATGAACTGGCCGAGCTAGGTTTTCGAAAGCGGCTGTGACCACTTTTCTCTATACGTTGAACTGCCCGAAGACCGGAGAAATCCGGTATGTCGGCAAGGCGGATAATCCGTTCGTGCGGTATTACATGCACCTGCGGGAATGGCGGTGGGCCAAGAACCGAAAGACGAATCACCGGAACACCTGGATTAAATCCCTCCACGCCGAGGGGCTGGTGCCGCACATGGAACTCCTCGACGAGGTTCCGATGTCGCAATGGGAATTTTGGGAGCGCGAGTATATCCGCGTCTTCCGCGCGATAGGAGTGAATCTGACGAACGGGTCGGACGGTGGAGAGTGCGGGCCGCGTATGTGCGGACCGGCGAATCCAATGTTCGGACGGACGCTTACTCATCGCACCGGGGTTAAACTATCCCCGGAAACGATAGAGAAAATACGGCGAGCAAACACCGGGAAGCGGCATTCTCCCGAGGCTCGCAAAAACATTTCAAACGGTCACCTGGGTCAGAAGGCCTGGAACCGCGGATTGAAAACTGGCCCGTGGTCGCCTGCGCGACGGGCTGTATTCGAAAAACAAAAGACGGCTAGGGCGCAGGTCGTCGAAAATAGGTCCACATAAGATGGGAGCCGTATTAGGCACAGCAGCCAGTATTGCGGAAAGGTTTACTTGACGAGAAGGCGATGAAGGAGGCTTACGCTGCACAGCGTAATGGCCTCAACGCCCAACGTGATGCCTTGTCGCAAGACTATAACATCGAGCGCATCACCAACCTTGTCCAGCAATACGACAAGGGTTACCTCGACCGCCGGGTCGCCTTGCAGAAGGAATACGAGCCCGAGATGTATGCCGCCGGGCAACAGGCGCGCAAGGACCTCCTCGCGCAGGCCCAGACGCCCGCGTCATCCCTCGAATCGACCCGGGTCGCCAAGCAGCTTTTCAACGAGAACATAGACCAGAATCCGGAGTTGAAGAAACTCAAGGACACCGTCATTCAGAAAGCGAATGACCTGCTCCAACTGGGCGGAAGCCTGCCGCCGGAATATCAGGCCGAGCTGGTCCGTGCTGGCGTCGGGGCGTCCGCGCAAGCCGGCATCAAGCCGGGCGCCCGCTCCGTGGGAGGCGTGGTTTCGAACGTGCTCGGCAGCGCGGGCGAAAAGCTACGTCAGGCCCGCAACCTGGAGGCGTCCCAGCTGGCCGGCACCGCGCAAGCGATGACTGAGTCCCGGGCGAAGATTCTCGGCTCGATTTTCCCGACGATTCAGTCGTCCGAACAGGCGAACCTCGGCCGGGCCGCGGGCATTTTCCAGCTGGCCAACTCAACTGAAGCCGGCACGGGCACGGGCCTCACCGGCCGCGAGACGCTGAACCTCGACCTCGCCGGCCGCACGGCCCAGCGCGACATCGCGATGCAGAAGGCTAACCTGAACTCGTGGAAGGCGCTCGAATTCGCGCGCATTCGCGACACGGCGCTCAACCAGTCGGTTGGCAACTGGGGCGGGACCGCCTCGGGCGCCTACGGTGGCGCCGGAGGCACGGGCGGCGGTGGCGGCAGTCAAGCGTCCCAGGGCGCCATGGGCGGCATCATGTCGATGCTCTCCGACAAAAACGCCAAGGAAAACATCCACGAAGTGGATGACGAAAAAATTCTCGACAAGGTGTCCCGGCTCCCGGTCTCGAACTGGGAATACAAGAAGGACATCGAAGGGGTGCCGGCGGGCCGGCATACGGGACCGATGGCCCAGGACTGGGATGTTCTTTTCGGCAGCGGCACCGGCGACGCGAAAACGATTCCCATCGTGGACGCGATTGGTGTGGCGCTCGCCAGTGTGAAGGCGCTCGTCCGCGAAATCAAACAGATGAAAACTGCGACCGCGTAATATGGCTGCCCTCGACATTCCAATCGTTCCGGTCAACTCCGACGCGAAGACTTTCGCCGCAATGTCGCTGACGCAGGCGATTAACAACATGCACCTCGCGCAGGCGGGTGGGGGCGCCCAGACGCAGCAAAACACGGACGAACAGAAGCGCCAAAAAGCCCTGAAGGACCAAGCGGACAAAGACGCGCGGACTAAGGAATCCCGCGACCGAAATTTGTTCAACAACAATAGTGCCGACGAGGAATCCCTCCCGCGCGACAGCTCCGGCGCACCCGTCACGCCCGCCGCTTCCGGCGGTGGACTTGGTGGCCCGAACTTCGGACCCCCGCCCGGTGGCGGAGTGAGCGGAATCACCGGCACGACGGACCAATACGGGAACGCTATTCCGACCGCAATTGCCCCGCCAAGCACCGGCGAGATTTTTCCGGTGGAAGCTGGTTACTGATTTTATGCCGACGACGCATGTGGACCGAACCGACCCGCAATACAAGGCCTACTACGAACAGGCCCGGGCGAAGTATGCGAAGATGCCCACGCATCAGCTGCTCAATTCATGGGACGCGGAGGACCTGATTCACGAATTGCAGGCGCAGAAAGCGCTGGATGAACGCCGGCTGTCGCCCGCGTTGCAACGCAATGCCGCGCTCAAGGCTCGCCAGGAATATACGAACCTGCTCAGCGGGGGCTCCAACGAAGAGGTGGCCAAGGTGCATGCCCAGGTCGCCGCACATGAGGGCTATGAGCTGCCCACGAAGCCGGACGGCACGGTTGACCGTCCCGCAGCGCTCAAGAACATTTTGCTCGCGACCCAGGCCAAGGAGGAGCGCGAACATGCGCGCGCGATGTCGCTTAGCGCGACCGAGCACACCACGACG